CATCAGGCTTTTGCTGATAGTTTATGTAAAGGATTGCCCTCAGTCTTTGGCTGGGTGTCTTTTCTGTTTCTAGGTCAGTCTTTAAATTCTCAATGGCATCCACCTCACTAGCCTGGAATGATTCCTCTTTTATGGCTGCATAGCAAAATTTCTGATTCAGCTGGAATAGTTCAGCTGCCTGGGCAGGTGTCAATTCCTGTGTGCCTATGGTGATCCTGACTGTCTTATCTTTCCTGGATGCTATGCTTTCAATCTGTGCAGGTAGTAAAATCATTTGATTCCGTTTACTATGTCATTAAATTCATCCAATGCACTTTCCTGTTCTAGAAAGTTGTTTACATCAGTGATGTGTTTATTGATCAGGGCATCTGCCATGTTGTATGTGTAGTGTCCTGATGTTTCAACTTGATCACCACTCATCCCTGTTTTGCTTACAGCTAGAAACCAACATTTGTTGGACAGGATTTTCCAAATGGCTCTCAGCTTACTCATCTGCCCTGCCCCCTGTATGCCTTAGGTCTAGGGCTGTGTTTGTTGTAACTCTTTTTGGCTGATCCTCTTTTCCGTTTTCCAAAACTTACTTTGAATGATCCATTGCTAACCTTTGCCATACAATTTTGACCAGTTTGTTGGGTATGCCAGTGGTCTGATTAACTGATACCCTTTGTTTAAAAAATATGCATCCCATTCAGATTGCTCTTTAACATTGATATGCCCCCAGGCCTCATCATTTTCTGTCCGCTGTGATGTTGAACTGAATAGAATGTATGATGGCTGTATTTGTTTAAATAGTGCATCCAACTCTTTGTCAGTCATATGTTCTGCTGTTTCAATAAATACCAGTAGATCTGTGGTGATCGGTTTGCCCAGGATCTCAATGTGTGGCACTCTGATTTTCATGTACTCAACATGTGACTGGAACTTTTCACATGCCTTTACATCATAGCCAGCTTTGTGGAATGCATCAGAATAAACACCAGTGCCTGCCCCAAAGTCTAGCACTGACCTCACAGGTAGATCTGACATTTGCCTGGCAGTTGCTGCCCCTAGTTCTAGGAATGCAGGATTGTCCAGGCTGATGCCCATTTCTAACTCAATCCGTAAAAATTCATCATCTGTGATCATTCAGTTTCTCTTTGTGCTTATCAATTAAAAAGTCCACCCACTGTTTCTTATCACCGTATTCCAAATGACAGGATCTGCAAACTGCCATCAGGTTTTCAATCTCATCCTTATCCTTTGATCCACCCATGCCCCTGGCTTTGATGTGGTGAATGTCTACTGCCTGCCTGCCACACACTTCACAGGGGATAAAGTCACTGTTTTTATACCCCATCCCCTGCAAATAAATTTGTGTGTGTTTCCTCATCCTTTCCCCATTAATTTTTTTCGTTGGTTAATTAATAATTAAAAAAAATTAAGGATGAGAATATCTTAAATGAGACTGCTGTACAGCTGGTGTCTCAGTTCATTAATCTTATCCAAATGGAAATATGTATTGCACCACTCATGGTTTGCCTCACCTATTTCCTTCCTATAAATAGCATCAGTGGCCACTTTTTTGATTGCCTTATACCAGTCAGTCTGATTGCTCACCTTTACTGTGTATGGGCATCCTTTGTATGGATCAACATTGCTGACAATGACAGGGATCTTTTTAGTGGCTGCCTCCAATACTTTCAGGTTTGATTTCATACTGTTGAACTTGCTTGCAACCAGTGGCACAATAGACACATCAGCCTCATTGTAGAAATTCATGTACTCTGTGATGGGCAAAGCCTTTTTGACTGCCCCTGGCATCTGTAGTGCCACAGTAAAATCATTGATCATTCTGTGCCATACTATCTTGCTAAAATCATTTGCTGGATCATAGCCACACAATGTGAAATGCAGCTGATTGACCAGGTGCTTATCTGACAGCACCCTTTTGAATGGGTTGCCCAATAGTGCCACATCTTTCTGATGGGTGATTGATCCTGTATATACCACTCTGATCCTGTCACCTGGTGTTTGTACATCAGTGAACTGATCTTTGCCGTATGGTAGGGCATTTGGTACTACATGCACTTTCTCATTGTATTTGCTGATGTGATACCTCAATCCCATGTTTGTGCAGGTAACCAGGTCAGCTGCCTTAATATGTTCAATGATAGGCTCTGCATCATATTGACCATACAGGATGTGCCAGGGATCAAGATGCCAATAGTCATCAATGTCCAGGATCAGTTTAAATCCATACTTTTCCCTGTAGGCTTTCAGGTCATCTATGTGACAGGTAGGTATGTACCTATTGACTACCACCAGGTCATATCCTTCTGATAAGATTTCATCATTGATGGTGTCAGTAAAGAATGCAAATTCCTTTTTCATGTAGTAGATGGGCATCATCAGTCTGTGATAGCCCACCCCACTGTTCTGTTGTGTGATGACTAATATTCTCATTTTAGCTTTTTGATTTGCACCAGTAAGTCATAGATCCCAGCCAGTGCAAATGCTGTCATGACAGCTGCAATGCAAATCCAGTAGATTGTGGTGATCATAGTAGGTATATTTTAAATTTTAGGTGAATGCATTTCACACATTCCATGTTGCTTGTCAAAAAATATCATTGGCTCATTTTTATCCATGTCCCAAAATGCAGTACATGCATAGCCCATTATTTCTGACATCCTGCCTTTACCATCACCACTATTCATTGGATGTTTTCCTAGTGGTATTTGTCTAGTGCAGTTGCAACAGCAATGTCCTTTCCATCCATGCTCACATTCCATGTTTTATTTCTTTGTTCTTTTTGCTTTAGGTTTTGCCTCAGTTTGCACAGCCTCCTGTACAGATTCCTGAACAGCTTGCACAACTGGTTGTGCATTTACTACATTTGTATCATAGTAGTGCATCAGCCTTTTCATCATGTCAAACACACAACCACCACACCAGTAGGTCAGCACATACTGTGGATCTAAATACTGATGATAAATGTGTTCATACATTTGCAGGACATCCATAGGGATCTGCCTGGTGTAGCCCAGTTTAACTGTCTCAAAGTTTATTTTGTGCTTTTCAATAAAATCAATGTGATCCTGATTCATATGCTTTGTTCATTAATGTTTTAAATAATACTGCCAGGATTGCTGATGCAAACATGACAATGATGATCTCTGTGGCCTCTATTGGCAGCATGTACAGTGCCAGTGCCACCCATGCAGGTAGACACACCAGGCAGTTGAATGGCTTGAAATTCAATTTCCATTTCAATGGGAATCTGCCCATTTCAATAAAATAGTAGCTGAATAGTGCTGATGCTAGAATGTTTAAAAGGATCATATTACTTGTTTGATTTTTAGGCCTCCAATTTGTTTGATGCACACATCATCTTTGATCCTGCCCTCTACCTTTTCTCTGATAAATTCATTTACCTCATCAATGATGTCAATCAATGTGTCCATGTCTGTGTCCTTATTGATGTCAATCATGACATCCAGGCCAGCATGAATAAAATTTCCTATCAACTTTTGCTGTGTCATATCCTCTTTTCTTAGTGCTTTTGAAAGTTTCTTTTTAACCTTCGTTACAGTTTTAAATAGGGATCTGTAGGGGATTTGCGTGTCTCTGCTTAGTTTTAAAATGTTCTTTCCATTCTCAGCATAGTTTTCAAAGATGTTTTTTTCATACCAGTGCAACTCACCCATTGACTTTTTCAGCTTGCTGTCTATTTCCTCATGCACATCTGACTGGTCATCTGCTTTCTCATAGTTGTCACAATACTCACCAAATGACTTTCTGAACATGTTGAAAAATGTAGATCGGTCACTCTTTGCCATGTTCAGCATTGTCCTGACAATAAAGTATTTTAAATATCCACTACTCCACATGCCACACAGTCTTTCAGAATCCATCTCACACAACACCAGGAAAATTTCCTGTCTTAGATCATCCTGTAATTCTACAGGCTGCATCTTACTGATGGCCTGATTGATGTCCTTATCCTGGTACATCTGTGTGATGATGGTATCTTTTTTCATAGTATTGGATTTGTCCATTCTTTAATGCACACCAGTCCATTTTCCTCTGTTGCAATCAGGCACTGACATCCTGATGTTTTTGCTCTGTTCATGAAATTTATTTGATCCTGGCTCATTCTGTCATTGACTGTTTTGACCTCACAGTAAACAGCTACACCAGTAAATTTGTGGAATCCTATGATGTCAGGTACACCTTTCAGGCCTGTGAATGTTCTGCCTCTTACAGCTAGATTGTTCTGTCTCCATACAAAGCACATCCTGGTTTCCAGGATCTTGATGGCAGTGTTTGTGATTTGTGATACTGTCAATTCTTTCATAGGATTTTCCAAATATGTTTCTATGTTCTGATAGTACAAAATATTTTACTAACTTTTTTTAGCTGATTCCTGCATGTAGCTTTTCATGGCATTTCTGAACTGTTCTTTTTCACTGGTGACATCATCACTGGATCTGTTTTGATCACCACTGGATTTGAATTGTGCATTCTGTTCATCTTTAAATCTTACATACTGCCTGTGCCTTTCATCCCTGTATTGCTCTAGCATTTCAAAGAATGTAGGGATGTCCATACGGTCATACACTTTGCCATACTTTGCTTTGATCATTCCATCCAGGAATAGCATGATGTCCTCAAATGCCAGCTGATCCTCATTGGCTGAATCAATCAGCTGTAGTGACAATTCCATCACCTGATCTGCATTCATGCCTACCCTCAGGTTGAAATTTGACAAAGCCCTGTTAATAGCTTTGGCTAGTATGGCAGATACTTTATCCATGCCGTATGTGTTCACTAGGCCAGGCAGCCTGTCCTTTACTGGGATCTGTTGGATCACCATCATAGGCAGTGGCTCTCCCTTATCTTTCCACCTGCACATCTCATTGAACACCTGGCCTGTGCTACCTACTGCCAAAGCGTTTAGCAAATGCCTCGTGTAGTTGTTGGTCTGTGATATGGCTAGATCTTGCCTGGTTTGTTTTTGTAGTTGCATTATTTTCAGTTTTTAATTCAAAAAATCCTTTCCATCCTTTTGCCATTGATTGCATGATGATTTGGATGGCAACATCCTCATGGCCTGCTGATAGTTTCACCAGTTCATTCAAACTGGCTTGCTCTGATCCAGCTGACTTAAACTTGAATTTGTGATCCTGGGATTTGTAGTCTTTCCAGGTTGCCCAATAGTTTATGAATTTTGCAGATGTCCAGGGCATTGTGATCTCAACTTTTGGCTTTGCCTTTTTTTCATTTTTACTTTCATCTTTATTTTCATTTTCATTTTCATTTTCATTTTCCATATGTGGTGACATATGTTTTTCATATGTAGATGATATGATTGTTTTTTTGCTAATTCTGTTAGCTTTTCGGCTATCA